TACTCTTTGCAAAGCTACGAAGTTCAGAGCGAACTTTCTCACCCTTCTCAGGATGCGCGTACTCAGGGATTGCCTCGGCTACCCTTTTCGCTTCTTCGGCTAAGTGCTTCTCAAGATGCGCCTCACGCTCTGCCTGTTGCTCTCTCGCAATGCGTTGCTGTTCAGCACGAATCTGTTGAATCTGCTCTTTTTGCCTAGTCTGCTCTGCGACCTTAACTGCATAAGCAATCGGGTCGGTTTCCTTCAAACTTTCAATATCCTCGCCACGCATTTGTTGGCTCAGGAACTGATCCATAGCCTGCAAACGCTGAGAATATGCGTCTCTCGCCTGCTTTGCTTGCTCTACAGCGGCCTTTTCAGCCTCTACAGCCTTACGCTGCTCGGCAAGCGCGTTAGTCTTTTTATGGTAATCCGTACCCTTTTGGTAGCCCTCGATAAGTTCTGAGAGGGTCACTTCACGCTCTTCACCTGCGGCTTTCACCGTAAAGCGCGGTTCCTCTTCCTGAACTTCCTCTACTGCTTCCTCATATTCGGATTCACTGGCCGCAACCTCTTGTTCTTCCGACTGGTCTTGAACTTGCTCCGGAGGAGGTTCGCCACCACTCATTAAACCCAAGAAGGCATCTGCTGCCTGTCCCACTGTCAAGCTAGTCCCTTGCGGGTTGCTGCTTTCCATACACTAACCTCTACTTAAAAAGTTTGAATCGTCTCTTGTTCATCTCGCCTTCGGCGGCAACGGACTCAAGACGCGCTTTCACACGACGCACTGCGCTAATCATGAGATATGAGTCCTCACGAAGCTCAATGTCGTCCTGATGACTATTGATAATACGCTCGATGTTGTCTTTTTCCAACTCGTCGAAGATTTCCGTAAGAAACTCATCACCAAGTAATGCTTTTGCTCGTTCCCATCGTTGTGTCATAGCAGGCTCTTTAGTTTCTCTTTAGGCATTCTTGCTTCGTTAAGGGCTTCTAAGAAGTCCTCACCGTACTTGTTTACTGCTTTCCTGCGTACAACATATTCACCGCGCTGTAGCTTTGCATAGCCTTCATCTGGCCCGTCTGGATTAGGCCCAAGTAACGAGCGAATCTTTCCGCCTTTCTCGTAACCAACCTCGCCTTCTGGCTTTTCTTCGTAGTCTGTAAAACCTACGATCTTGCCGCCCATCGCTCCACCTTGGGATACGTTGGCATCTTGCGCTGCCTGCTGTTGAGCTTCTTGTGCGGCTTGTTGCGCTAACTGCGTGTTGGTCTTGGCCCAGTCGTAATTCTGGAGAATCCCTGCTTGGTTGAAATAACCAGGCTGAAACTGTTGCACTTGAGAAACAGCCTGCGGGATACCAAACTCTAGCGTCATAGGACGAAGGTTTGTATAGCCAGAAGCACCCGATTGGAACTGAAAGGGAACCTGTTCTGTAGGTGTTGTCTTGTAAAAGAACCCTGTAGTGGGCGCAGCAAGACTTGTCTGACCACCACCTGTAGCAAAAGGCACAAAGTTGGTTGCAGGAAGGTTAAACGTAGGTGGCATGTAGTCCGCAGGGTTAAACGTACGCGGAGGTTGAGTCGTGCCAGCAGGAGGTTGCGTGGTTGTTTGGCCTAAACCAAGAGTGATAGCCCCCTGCACATCAGTCTCAGGTACTCCCATTGCTCGCAGCATGTCTGCTGTGACTTTGTTCTGGTTGTACCAATCAACCTTTTGTTGGCCTGTGAACGTAGACCAACCACTAGGAAGCGTCATCCCTGTTGGCAAATCCCAAGATGGAGGTGGCGCGGTTGTTATTCCTAGCCCAAGCGTCTTTGCGTAGCTTATGTCTGACTCAGGAACCTTGTAATCCCTAAGCGTTTGCTCAGTAATCTTGTTAGCGTTGAACCAGTTAACTTTATCCTGTGGGGTGTAATACTGCCATTCGTTAGGCAAGCCAAGACCTAACTGCGCCGCCATGAGCGTAACTGCGTCTTGAGATGTATTCCTTGGCTGCTCGACTACGGTTGCCGTTGGAGGGGCTACTACAGGTTCCGTTACCGTTGTTCCGCCGCCAAGCAAGCCAGTCGTGTTAGTCGTATTCGTTGTGGTTGCAGGAGGAGGCGCAGAGGGTATACCCAACAAGTCATATGCCGCTTGGTTAGCATTGGCAGGGTCTAACTCAGCAATCTTTGCTTTGATCTGGTCGCCAGTTATACCGGCCTGCAAAAGCGTTTGGACGTAACCCTGCTTAGTAGACAGAGGCGCAGCAGAATCCCACTGCAATCCAAAGATGTTGTAAGTTGGTGCGGGGGGCGGAGTGTATACAGGCGGTGTATACACAGGCTCTTGATAGACTGGTTCTTGGTAAACAGGTTCCTGATAGACCGGCTCCTGATAAACAGGTTCTGGTTGCGTGTAAATTGGTTCTTGTTGGATAGGTTGTTGAACCACTGGAGCAGGTGGGTTGTAACCGTTACTTAGCATCCAAGTGATGTCTGACTCCGGCACACCCGCGCCAACTAGTTCCTCAATCGTCGTTCCGTTTGAGTTAAACCACGAGATCTTTTGCTGTGGCGTGTAGCTTGTCCAGCCAGAAGGTAGTGCGGGAAGTGCCATGATCTATCCTGGTATCTCAATGTTAGACGTAATGCCTGCGCCGACTTTCATAGCCTTCATCTGCGCTTCTGCCTCAAACTCCATGCGCTTGAGTTCTAGCTCGGCTAGAGCCTTCTCTCTTGCAAGTTGAATGTCTGCCATAGCCTTTTGACGCTTGATCTCAATATCCGCCTGAGCCTGTGCCATCATCATTTGTACGGCAGGATCTGGGCCTTGTTGCTGAGGTTGTGCAAGTGCAGCATCAACCTCTGGTGTTACTTGCTTGAAGAACTCAGCCGAGTCTGCAAAGCCTGCTGCCTCAATCAGTTTTCCGAGCGTCGCACGATATTGCGAGACAGACACTAAAGGATTGTTCGGGCCGTACGCTTGAATGATCTGCTCTTGTTTTGCAAGAACCATCGAAAGCATCGCCATCTTTTGCTCGATGTTCCCCGTACCAAGTCCGACATTCACTGTGCAATCGTACTGGTTCGACCACTCTCGCGGGTCGTACTGAACATACTGACCGCGCATCCGAATGATGATTGCTTTGTCCTGGTACTTGCACAGAAGATGTAATAACCCTTTAAATAAGTCTTTTACACCTGTTTCACTGAAGATCCTAGCGACTAACTCAATCTTGCCTTGTGAGGCTTGCGTAAGGGCTGCTATGGCCGCAGCAGTCACGTTCTGCAGGATGTTGGGGTCTAACCCTTGGGAAGCCTCTGTAACGCCAGTACGCTTGGCCTGGATCGAATCCAGGTACTCCATGAACGGGAATACCTGCTGAGCAACAGGATTGACTTGAATAGGAACAAGTGCGCCAGGATTCTTCATCCTAACGACACCACCAGGTGTAACGCTTAAGAGATCATCGAGGTTGACCTGACCCTCAACTGCTCCCATACGAGAATTGTTCTGGAGGTACAGGTTATCAAGCATCTGCCTCGTTAGAGTAGTCTTGATAAGCTGGAGATCAACTGTACGGTCAGCAGGGCAATCCCCAAAGAAGCGATGAGGAATCGGAATAGGACAGAGGGTGTAAAACGGCACATAGTCGGTCTCTTCATTGCTTAAGATTTCATTTCCCGAAAAGTGAACCCGTCTTAGTTCTGCAATCCCATCTCCGTCGTAGTCAGTCTTTAGGTAGCACTCAAACACTTCAACCGTCTGCATGGACTTGTCGAGACTTGGCTCCATGTAAGGCTGCTCGTCTCGGTTGTATCTTGCAATGTACTCGGCAGAGAACTCAAGATCGTTGTAGACAGGCAAGTTCATCACGATCTCTGCATCAAACCCCATCGCAACTAAATCAGACCTTGTGATGAGTTTTCTATGCGCGACGAAAGGTGTATCTCTTACCGTCTTGCCTGCCTTAGAGATCAAGAACTCTTCGGGAGGCACATTCTCGATCTTGATCTTTCCGGCCTTTGTTTTCTTCATCAGCGCAACGTTATGGACGCGCATGACTTGGCCGTCAATATCCTGCTCAACCGTCTCTTGTGCTGCGATCTCCATCGTGCCGTCAGACATGATGAGAGCTAATTCATCGTCGGTAAGGTTTGCGTACTGCTCTTTAGTAACAGAGATCGAGTCATCCCAGTAGGCTTTGATAACACCGACCTTCTGAAGGATCGCGTCCTTAAACCAGTCGTGCATGATCGAGATGCCTGGGTTCTGCTTCATCAGCACCCAGTTTGTGTACTCGGTAGCTTGTTGGGCTAAAGGCTCATCACCTGGGCCTACAGGCTCGAATACACCGATCTCATCAGCAGAAGTAAAAAGACGCATGAGAGGTGGAAGCATCCCGTCTACCGCTTCCGCAACCTCTCCGGTTACGATCTGGCTGCGACCCTCTACCTCGTTACCGTAAGGATCACGCATATAGCTGGTAAGCGCGTTCTTACGCTGCTCGACCGTCTCGGTCTCCAAGAAACCTATCGCGTTATCAATCTCACCTTGGAGAATCGCCTTTAATCGTCCGTCATCCATTTAGACCACCCAAGATACGTTAGGTTTCAGAGGCTTTGACCAAGATGTTGTCTCGGACATACCAACCGCTAAATACCGAAATGCGTCAGAAGCATGAGATGCCCAGTCATGAAGAGGCTTATCCCAATAAACTTGACGCTTATCGTCGTATTGTCGCCGATAATTCCTTAGCGCGTCCACTCCACGCTTAGTCTTGGAGTCGAACCAACAAAAGGGAATTAGCCTTCTCACGGCTTGTATCCCATCGTCAACACCCATTCTCGGCACAATCGTGATGTTTAACCCTGCTTCTTGCAGGAGTTCTAGCCTAGACCGTCCTGAGCCTAACTCCCTCACCTGCACATCGTGAGGAAGTAACTGCTCGGCTAGTTCGTAGTGATTTGTTCTCAGCCAGTTGACATACCAATCGAGTCCTTGGCCGTGGTTCTCTACAAAGTCAATGAGCCTCGTCTCTAAACCAACTCTCTGGCAAACCCAGATTGCAGTGGAGTCGCCTATCCCTAGATCCCAGGCTGCATAAGTCTTAGCTAAACCATCTACAGGGATGTCGTGGAATCGCTCAGACGGTAGCTCATTGAGAAGCTGTCCGTAGTAACTTCCTTCGATTGCTGAGTCAAAGGAACACTCAAACTCCTGTAGGTACTTGTCATCTCCCATCTCGGACTTGGCTGCATCGAGTTCAGTCTGAGGGATAAGACCAGTTTCGGATGCTCGGAACTCAAGCAGTGCCCAATCGTTATGCTGCTCTGCATGGTCTCTCAGGGTCTTGAAGTGGTTGTTTCCCTTTGGGGTTCCGAGGAATAACGCCCATCCCATTCTGTCCGATAAGGCCGGACGAACCACTTCCGACCAAATTTTAGGGTTCTGGTCGCCGAATTCGTCGAATACAACCCCGTCGAAATACTGTCCTCTAAGAGAGTCTGGGTTATCAGACCCTGCAAGTTGGACGCGTCGGCCCCAGAAATCAACCCTAAGTTCTGCAATATTCGCGGTGGCGTTAAGGGGCTCGGTAAACTTGAGGAGGTAATCCCAGATAACTCGTTTGGTTTGGGAGTAGGTAGGCCCAATAAACGCATATCTTGGAGCCTCCTTCGTGTTCTCTATCGCTGCTCTAATGAGATGGTTGACAGCAGAGACTGATTTACCCATACGACGGTGAGCCACAACGACTCCGAATCGCTTGTCTGCAAGCGCATGGTGGATCTGTAGCTGTTGCGCTCGCGGTGCATACGGAATGACTATTCTTGTTGCGCCCATGTCACTTGCAAAG